TCTCTTATTCTTTTCATATTTTAGCATTATACGAAAAATATTTCGTTAATTTCACTTTGTACCGTAATTTATTTTTATTCTAAATAAGCGTTAAGAGTTCTATTCTTCAATCATATAGACACATCGACATATCTATATATGTTATTATATACCTATGTATATATGTAACTTTTTGTATAATTTGCCGTTTAAGTAAGAATTATTTTATATATTGGCAGAAATTTTCTCAAATGGAGAGGGCAAAAAGAAGCAAAGACACCCCTAGCACTCATTTTACCCACTGGACATCGGGTAAGATCGAGGCAGCCTTTCTCCTTGCACTGATGGGGGCTACTGAAGAGCAGATGGCAAAGGTGATGGAGGTGAGTCATCCTACGATAGTGCATTGGAAAAAGAACCGTCCTGAGTTTCGTCAGGCACTTCTTGATGGGAAGCTGGGAGCGGATACCGAAGTGCTTAAAGCTGCTTATAAGTGTGCAACAGGATATTTTTACGAGGAAGAAGTTGCTGTCTTTGACCGTAAAGACAAGGTGTGGGTGAAGACTACGGTGAAGAGATATCGTCCACCAGATCCTTGGAGTGCGTTCAAATGGCTTTCTGTTCGTCAACGTGACTTGTGGAGTGAGACAAACAAGGTTGAGGTGACGCATACGCAGAACATGAACATCAGCATGAAGATGTACACCACTGAAGATCTTTTGAAACTTGAAGAGATAATAAAAAGACAACCCTTAAAGCTTACTGACACTATAGAACCGGATGACGGAGATAAGTGATACCTTGCTAAAACCTCTGCCGGAACACCTGCAAGAGGCTATCCCTTCTCCCTTGAACATAGCAAGGGAACTTAACAACCGCTCCCTCTATCATTTCCTTGAATACTTCTGGCCCGTATATTCTTCTCAGCCTTTTTCTCCTAATTGGCACATTAAATATCTCTGTGGAGAACTTGAGAAAGTAGCTGAGAAGGTCAGCCGTAGGGAGCCTCGTGATTATGATCTTATTATTAATGTGCCACCAGGGTCAACAAAAACTGCTTTGGTCAGTATAATGTTTCCAATATGGTGCTGGACGAAGTGGCATTGGATGCTTGTCATTGCCATGTCGTATTCTGATAAGCTGTCTTTAGAGAGTGCAGAGTATTGCAGGGATATATTAAGGAGTCAGCTCTTTCAGGAGATGTACCCTGACATTATAATAAAGGAGGATAAGGATGTTAAGTCCAACTTTAAGATTGCCAAGAAAGTTGTAGGGATGGGAGGGCCGCACAGACGGGGCAGTCAGCTTACAGGTGGTGGCAGGCTTAGTACATCGCTCACAGGTTCGGTAACAGGATTCCATGGGGATTTGCTTATTGTAGATGACCCTCTAAATCCTAATCAGGCAGCATCTGATGTAGAGCTTGCCAATGCCAATCACTTTATGGAACAGACACTTCCTCTTCGCAAGAGGGATAAAGATGTCACCCCTGTCATATTAATAATGCAGAGACTTGCACAAAACGATCCTTCGGGACACTGGCTGAGTAAGGAAGAGGTTAATGTCAGACATATATGCCTTCCTGGAGAGATTCGTAATTTCAGGGAGTTTGTTAAACCGCCAGAACTTGTAGAGTTTTATACTGATGAGTTATTAGATACTAAACGTATATCATGGAAGACTCTTACGGATCTCAAGTCAAAGCTGGGACAGTACGGCTACGCAGGACAGGTGGGACAGAACCCAGTACCTCCGGGCGGAGGTATGTTTCACGTGGATTCATTTATAATGATCAATACCCTTCCGTCATTAAATCAGGTGGTTTCTACAGTTCGCTATTGGGACAAGGCAGGCACTTCGGGCGGAGGAGCTTATACGGTGGGAGTAAAGATGACTCGTCTTACGTATAACCGATGGGTGATAGAAGATATGAAACGCGGTCAGTGGGGGAGTAATGAGAGAGAAAGGATAATAAGGCAAACCGCAGAGGCAGATGGTACTGGGGTGGAGATATGGATAGAACAAGAGCCTGGTCCGATATGGGAGGAAGAATTGATACAAATGCGGGATGGGACTCAATTAAGGTTAAAAGATATTAAAAAGGGAGATTTAATTATTAATGGATTTGGTGATCCAGTTATAGTAAAGCAGGTTCATATACAGGGTGAATTAGAGTCATTAAAGATTACAACTGATTCAGGAAGGATAATTCATTCATCATTGGAGCATTCTTTTTTTACTCCTGAAGGATGGATTACTGCAGAAAGATTGAAGGTAGGAGATGTTTTAGCTTTAAGATCACATGTTAATGTAGGAATCCAAAAAGACCCTACTATCGAAGAATGCAGGATGGCTGGTTATTTTGTTGGTGATGGCTGTTGCACGTTTACAAGAGGTTCTGAGAAGAGTTGCAATGCCAGTATTGTTTCTTCAGATAGATCAGAAGGGCTTGATATTATTTATTGTGCTGAATCTCTTGGATTCCATGTGCATTTAGGTGGCTCTAAAGGATGGACATATTATCTCTCTGATGGCTCAAGAGATTGGTTAAAAGCAAGAGGTATGGCAGGTAAAAATACTCTTACGAAAACAGTCCCTGATTGGGTTATAAAAGCGGGAGATGAATGTGTGGCTAATTTTCTTGGTGCATATTTTGCTTGTGATGGAAGTGCCTCTGCTACTTCACAGCATCCGTATATCGACTATTATAGCACTAACATAGAATTATTAAAGCAAGTTCAGAGTTTACTGCTTCGTTTTGGGATTTATACTATGCTAAGAAAGCGAACATGGAAAGAATCTTATCAGATAAAAAGACATACAGGTTATAGGTTAATAATGCGAAGATCGGATGGATCTATGGGTAGATTTGCTAAGATGATTCCGGTATATGGGGTGAAATCATTAAAAATTGCAGAGTTTAAACAAATAAATTTTAATCAGGATTATTTGCCTGATGAGATTATGTCTATTGAGAAAATAGGTAAATTACCTTGTAGATGTCTTACTGTTTCTGAAGGAGAAAGCTTTTTAGTTAATGATATTGTAGTTCATAATTCGGGAGGGCTCGAATCGGCTCAGGGCACAATCAGGAATCTTGCAGGGTTTACATGCAGGGCAGAGAGACCTACTGGAGATAAAGCTTCTCGTGCCGATCCTTATTCTGTTCAGGTGAATAATGGAGCTTTTATGATTCTTAATGCTATGTGGAACCATGACTTTATCGAGGAACACAGATTCTTTCCTTTTTCCACTAATAAAGATATTGTTGATGCAAGTAGTGGTGCATTTAATAGACTTATAAGTAAAAAACTCGCAGGGAGGATAACATGATAGTAAAAATAGGTATAGTGATCTTTTTAACTGCAGTGGCTGTTGCCCTCATATGGGCGGTATATAGGTTATTTGTAGAAGTTAAAAACGGTAAGAAATGATACAGATTGACAAGATTGCTCATTTTCTGGCAGGATTCTTTATCGCTACGGTGGTAAATATAATTCCTCTTCGCTGCGATCATCCTGACCTTATATATATGGGATTCTTCGTTGCGGTGTTCGCAGGACTGTTTAAGGAGTTGGTCATAGACCTATGGATGAATAAGTCGGTCTTTGACCCTGCTGATTTCTTGGCTGCCTGTATAGGTGGATCGTTAGGATTATTTGTAGATTTTTTAAAACTATAAGACTATGAAAGCAAAGAAATGTGGTAAGGGAGGCAAAAAGAAATAGTTTGCAACTAGAATAGATCATGATTTATTAACAATTTAAAATTACGACAATGGCAGGAAGTAAAAAAGATGGTTTTGAAACAAGCATTCTGCAACTTCTGTTCCAGAATGCTAACTTGGCAGCAATAGGAGATGCCACCGGTCTGAGGCAGTCCTCAACCGCAGGCAACTTCTATATTGCCCTTTATACGGCAGCTCCGTCCGACAGTGCTCAGGGTACTGAGTGTACTTATACCGGATATGCAAGGGTGGCAGTAGCAAGAGCTTCAGGGGCAGGTGGATGGACAGTAAGCAATAACAATGCTTATAATACATCAGCTATTACCTTTGGAGCCGACACTAATGGCAACAATACCGCCTGTGCTTTTTCTATCAATAAGGCAGGCGCGGGTGGAGTTGACGATGCTATCTACTGGGGCGATCTCTCGGCAAACCTCGCAATATCTCCGGGTATTACTCCTGAGTTTGCTGCCGGTGACCTTGATGTCTACGAGGATTAATTAAGTTAATCATTTAATCAAAATGATAAACCAACCAAAGCTGAATCTGGCATGCGGTCAGATTCGTATTGAAGGGTATTTTGGAATTGACTTAGTTAAAACCGAAAACGTGGATGCTCAGATGAATCTTGAACTCTTTCCTTGGGATATAGCTTCCGACAGTGCTGAAGATGTGATCTGTAATCACTTTATAGAGCATCTGTCGTTTGACTACTCCCTGAATGATCTTCTGGGTATAATAGACAATGCCAGTGATTTTGACGAATTTAAATTTATGGTCTCCCTATGGCTGAAGACATTAAAAGAAGGCACTGCCCCTCCTACGGATGGGTTAATTCGTTTCATGACGGAAGTCTACCGCATCTTAAAGGTAGGAGGCAAGATTCATATCACCTGCCCACATTACAATACCGGGATAGCATGGCAGGACCCAACACACCGAAGGGGGATAACGGAGCAGACCTTCATGTACTTCGACAAGGGGTGGAGGGAGCGTAGTAAACTCACTCATTATCCTATCCATACTGACTTGCAGGTAGCCCTTGACGGCTATGAACTTTATCCTGATATGGATAATAAATCAGGGGACGAGAAGCGATTCTCGTTTCGTCATTTAAGCAATGTCATTGCTAATGTAAAATTCACCCTAACCAAAAAACCTATCTAATCATGAAAGGCATTAAGAAAACCCTGTTTACTCTCAATATTGACAATTACTGTCCTGAGATAACCAAACTGACCTACCCTTTACTAAAATTCTATGCTAACAAAATAGGAGCCGATTTCCATATCATTACCGAGCGGAAGTTTCCTGACTGGCCGGTGACATATGAGAAATTGCAGATTTATGAACTTGGACAGCAAATGGGCAATGACTGGAATATTTATATCGACTCCGATGCGGTTATTCATCCCGATACCCTTGACTGGACTGTGTATATAAATAAGGATACGATGCTGCACAACGGAAGGGATTTTGCCAATATCCGTTGGCGGTATAATAATTACTTCCGTAGGGATGGTCGTAATTGGGGTTCATGTAACTGGTTTACAATAGCTTCCGATTGGTGCATAGATGTCTGGCATCCACTTGATATATCGTTCGGGGAAGCCGTGGAGAATATCTTTCCTACGGCAGAAGAAGCCAGAGGAGTCACCAAGAGGGATCACCTGATTGATGATTATGCTCTGTCGTATAATATAGCCAAGTATGGAATAAAGGCTAACACGGTATTGCAATTACAGAAGGATTTGAATTTCGCTGACAGCGGTTTTCATTTCCACCTATATAATATAACTGAGGAACAGAAGATCAACGGATGGGAAGAAACTCTTCCGGATTATACGGTAAAGAAGAATCCCGGCATCAAGGAGGTATTGGAAAGGACATGGAGGATACCTGAGTATGTAAGGAATTATGGCAACGTTTAAAATGTAAAACAATGGCAAATCATCCTATTATAACCGAGGTGACTTATGATGAACTGATAGCTTTAATAACAGGCTCCCAACTTGAGCCGGGATTACAGTATCTTATTACCGACTACCGTACTGTTCATTGGATGGTTAATTATGATTATGATGGGGGAATAAATTATATCTATGCTCCTACCTATGACACCGTTCCGGCTCCTGGCAATATATCAGTTACTCCTGATGCGGTAGGAGATAATCCTGTGACATGGTATTATAAGGCTTGTTATTTTAATGATAGTGCTTATAAAGAGAGGAGGAGTGCTTTTTCGGTAGAAAGTAGTTATCAGGAAGGAGATTCCACCACAAGTGTTATGTTTAATTGTGATGCCATTCCGGCTTGGGCTACTGAAGTTATTATATTTAGGGGAGCTACCTCTGGAGTATATTCAGAGTTAGTGGATGCAGAGGGGGTTCCCCAGGAATTGTATAATACTTTTATTGAAAGCCCAGGAGCCGTGGATACCGTATCGGCCTTTGGAGGAGACAAGATAGTGGTTACCGGAGACGTAGAACCACTCCTTGTCACTGCTTTAGATGTTGATCAATTGGAGTTGGAGGCTCAGTCAATGGTTTATCCAACAGATAAGATTTCGTATAGAGTGGGAACTCTGCCTATTACGGGATTAATTCCATTTAGGGATTATTTTACTTTTGAAGAAGTTCCAGGTTATAAAGGACTTATCACTTATCGGGAAGATACTGTAAATTGCCTGAAGGCTCCTCTTGATTGGAGGGTATTTACTTATAGGAAATATACCATTGACCAACCCGCATGGGAGGAAAAGGAATATAACTCAGGTGATTTTGTAAGTTGTGAATATGTTATTTATAAGGCAATAGCGTCTATTGAGGATACCTGTCAGGTATCGACTATAACTTTAAAAGGAACTGTAGGGGAGGCTGTTATTAATATAGATGGGGCTTTTAACAGGAATGTGGTATTTAACTCGGATTTAACTACCACCGCCAGTGATTTTGTTACGGCTTATGCTGCTGATTATTCAGCAATAGGGATCACCCTTACCGCTGATACTGGGTTGCTTGTATTTACGGCAAGTGTGGCTGCTACTCCGTTTAATGCCCCTACTATTGCTCAGGCAGAGGGGCTTGGTTGGAATTTGACCGGAGTGGTGAGTACTGTGGCAAGTCGTTCTGTGACGGAGACTCCTGATACATCTAACAGGTGGAAAGCCTTGTATAACACATATAATAGTTCGTATTTAAGTTATCATCCTAATTATCTACCTAACGGTACTGTTAATCTCAATCCTGACATCGAAGATTTTTTGGATGTTACTGTATTTGGGGAGTCCTGTTATAATATTGATATTTCAGATGGACGGGTTTGTTTACAAAAGGTTCCATTCCTGACCTTTTATATAGGTTGTACTAACATGACCTTTGGTTCAGGTTGTTATGCCATGACCTTTGGTTCAAATTGTTATTACCTGACCTTTGATTCAGGTTGCGGTTACATGACCTTTGGTTCAAATTGTAATGCCCTGACCTTTTATATAGGTTGTACTAACATGACCTTTGGTTCAGGTTGTTATACCATGACCTTTGGTGCAGGTTGTGGTAACATGACCTTTGGTTCAGGTTGTTATACCATGACCTTTGGTGCAGGTTGTGGTAACATGACCTTTGGTTCAGGTTGTTATACCATGACCTTTGGTGCAGGTTGTGGTAACATAACCTTTGGTTCAGGTTGTTATACCATGACCTTTGGTGCAAGTTGCAATGCCATGACCTTTGGTTCAAATTGTTATTACCTGACCTTTGATTCAGGTTGCGGTTACATGACCTTTGGTTCAAATTGTTATGACATGACCTTTGGTTCAAATTGTAATGCCATGACCTTTGTTATAGCTAGTGCCATGACCTTTGGATCAAATTGTAATAACATGACTTTTGGTTCATATTGTAGTAGCATGACCTTTGGTTCAGGTTGTTATAATTTAATTCTCCCTGATTATGCCGCTTTTAATGATTTTAAGGATGGTTGTATGAATGTGGATTTTACAGATTCTGAAGTCGATATAATAATTGACGGAAGAACTGTAACTCATCAAAGGGTTTCTAATACTGGTATTAAGATAGTGCAATCTTATTTGAATTACGATACTGATCATTATGAGATGGTTTATGCAGAAAATACTATAGGGATAGGTGATTAATATATGGGAAGCATAACATTCAATAGTACGGCAAATACATCATGGCTCGCTCCTGTCAGTGGTTCCATACAGGTAGAGGTATGGGGTGGCGGTGGCTCAGGAGGTCACTATGGTCGTACTACCTCTGCTCATGCTGCCGGTGGCGGTGGCGGTGGGGCATATGTCAGGGCGAATGTTACGGTGGCTTTAGGTACTACTTATACCATAGCGGTTGGAGGCGGTGGTGCGGCTCCGGCTAATAATGCCAACGGGGCAAATGGTCAGAACTCCCAGTTTAATAATAATGAGATTCGTGCCCACTTCGGAGGAAGGGGATTAAACACAGGAGCAGGTGGTTCTGCTGGATTAAATACCTCTTGTGTTATTCCTGGAGGAGGGGTAGGGTACAATGGTGGTAATGGAGCTGCCAATGCTGCTATGGTTGGTGGAGGAGGAGGTGCTGGTGCTGGTTCTTCAGGAAAGGGAGAGAATGGAGCAAACGGCAATCCTGCCAGCGGTGGTAGTGGAGCTAATGGCGGTGGCGCAGGAGGAACGGGTGGTCAGAGCAACTCGGCAGGTACTGACGGTAGTGTTCCTGGTGGAGGTGGTGGAGCTGCAGGTGGTAACTTAGGAACTACCATGAAGGCTTCCGGAAAGGGCAATAATGGTCAGATTAAGATTACTTGGTCAGGACTGATAGCCAGTGCTACAGGAAATGCATCTTTCGTTCCCGCATTAAAAGGTAAAGGATCTTTGTTTAATGGAGTTACTACAGGGGTAGCTTCATTTATGGCTACCGGAAGATTTAAGCCGTCAGCCATTGCCGGTCAGACCAATGGCATAGCTTCCAACACTCCTGCCGTACATGGTCATGGCACGTTGATTGGGGTAGCAGGAACCACGGCTGGCAGTTTACTTAATGGATTAAAAGCCTATTATAAATGTGATGAAAGTTCCGGACATATTGCTGATGCTTCCGGAAATGTACATAACAGCACAACAGAAACCGGCATCGCTTATTCGCAGGGCGGTAAAATTAATTCTTCCATCGGGTTTGATGATACTGATCAGGTTGAGTTTCCTGATAGTGATGACTGGACTGTAGATGCTGGGGGAGTTTTATCATATTCTGCTTGGATATACCTTACTGCTGATCCGGGAGCTGGTCAATATGAGGTTATTTTAGGAGTGGGAAGTGGTCCTGCGTTTTACTTATATAGGAAATCAGATGCCGTCTCTTTTACTTTAGGTTTTCTTGATACGGGTGGTCATGAATCTCCTACTTTCCTAACTTATGATTTAAATACTTGGTATCATGTAGGAGTTTCTATTAATGGAGTGACGGGGGATATTAAGTTTTATCGTAATGGATCGGATGCTGGTAGTTTATCCGGTCAAACGGTTAATGCCAAGAATAATACGACTATGCATCTTGGAGATTCTGGTACTGCTGGATTTGTTGGTCGTATGGATGAGGTGGGTTATTGGAAGGGAATTGCTCTTTTAGCTGCTGATTTCATTTCTTTATATAATTCAGGTAATGGTTTTGCCCATCCTTTCACTGTAAGGGCAGGGGCTGCTTTGGTAGGTGTATTGGCTGCCAAGGGCAAATTGATTGGTTCTGTCACCGGAGTAGCTACCAACACTCCTGCTTTAAAGGGTAAAGGAAAGTTAATAGGTCCTATCAATGGCATAGCTTCCAATACTGCTCCTCTGTATGCTGACGGTAAGTTGCAGGGAGAGGTTAATGCTCCGGCTTCTGATAATGGAGTATTAGAAGGTAAAGGAGCTTTATCATCATTAGGAAACGAGCTCATAGTTAATGGTATTTTTGATGATGATTCATGGTGGGGTGATATAGATTCCAACTGGGAGATTAGTAGTGGCAAGGCTAATATTATTAATAATAATGGAGGGTATGTTTTTAGTCCTGCCATATTTGAAGTTGGTAAGAGGTATAGGATTACAGGGGAGTATAGTTTATCTGAAACAGGGGTAATAGATATTTCTTCTGGTTGGGGAGCAGATAACTGGTATCCTGTTGAAGACGGAGTTTATGTAAAGGATATTGAGGCAGGAGTTACCACACTGAATATATATGGTTCTGAATATAATGGATCTGGTTCTTGGATGGATAATCTTTCTGCTAAAGAATCCACCAATGCTATTCATGGAGAATCCCTTGTAGAAGGAACTGCTTATACCCTCGGTACATTTAATATAATAGGTGAGGTATTAGCTGAAGCCTATTGTGAAGCTGTAGGATATCTTCGTGCCAGTATTAAAGGAACTATCAAAGGTAAGGCCAGTGGCAGACTTGTTAATCATATGTTATTTGGTTCTACTCATGGAGTAGCCACCCTTTCTAAATACCAACCACTTACCAACAAGGCAGGAACTGAGACTCTGGTTACCAAGAGTTCGGGAGAGATCATCACCACCAAGAATAGTGTGTATGGAGGTATCCTGAGTGGTATTCAGATAATTCAGATGGTATCTACAGGAGAGGCTCTTGTAGAAGGATTACTGGCAGGTAAGGGGGAATTGAAGGGTCAGACCAATGGAGTATGTAGCGTAGGTATAATAATATTAGGCGAGGGTCAGTTGATAGGATCTACCTCAGGGATAGCATCTAATAATGGGGTATTTAAGGGAAAAGGAAAGTTAATAGGGGCAATCACCACATCAGCCACCGGGTCAGGTGTTTTATCAGGAAAAGCAAATCTAAATTCTATTACTACTGGTATTGCCTCTATTTCCTCTACCCTGGTTGCCAAAGGCAAACTCATTGGTATTATCAATGGGGTGGCTTCTGTTAATGTTTCAATAAGTTGGAGAGTAAGCATTGCCGGTATAATAAATGGTGTAGCTTCCAATAACGGAGTATTGGCAGGTAAGGGAATATTGGTTGGGGCAATATATGGAGTAGCATCCAATAACGGGGTAATTGCAGGTAAGGGGATTCTGCAAGGGGTGGTTTCCTCTGCAGCAACTGATATGGGTATTTTATCAGGCAAGGCTCATTTGGTCGGTTCAGTGGAGGCAAACTCCTTGTGTGGTGCCACCATATATGCTGAAGGTAAGTTAATAGGGCAGGTTAATGCTGATTCCTCTATTTATGGTCTGACTTACCTGCCGACTATAGTAGGAAAAGTATTTGCAGATTCTGATGTATCTGCTACTCTGATAGCTAAAGGCAAATTAGTTGGAGAGACTTCCGGAAGTGCATCATTGATATGTCGGGGAATACTTTATGTTCCAATTATTGGTGAGGTTGATGGAATATCTTCAAATAATGGTGTTCTTTTAGCACAGGGTAAATTGATTGCCTTCCTGACTACAGAGGCTTCTTTATATGGCAGATTAAGAGATGCTACCCCTGCAGCCAATCCGATAGATGGGGAAATCATTGGTATAGCAACGGTTAATGCTGTATTGGTAGCCAAAGGCAAGTTAATAGGACAGACTAATGGGGTATCATCCGATAACGGGCTTTATGTAGGCAAGGGTAGGTTAAGAGGCCTGGTTAACAGTATAGCTTCTGTTCATATCACTTTGGTGGCTAAAGGCAGGTTGGCAGGGCAATCGAATGGAGTCTGCCGGGTGTCCATTATTATTCTTGGTGAAGCTGAGACTCCGGGATGGAGTAATGGAGAGGCTACTGTATTTGGGATATTGGTAGGGAAAGGAAAGATAATTGGAGAAACCCCGTCTTATGCTTTAATGGGAGGAATACTTGGTGGCAAGGGTGATTTGTATGGAGAGATAGTCACCACTTCTACTATTGAGGGAGTTGCAAGAGGTATAGGTCAGTTGATAGGGGAATCCGATAGTGAAACCAGTACGGAGGCTTATTTAGGCAGGTTTGGGCAGATCAGGGGAAGATCATACGGCATAGCTTCAGAGTTGGCCAGACTGATCGGTATAGGGCAATTACAGGGTCTTACCGATGGAGTAACCGAGATATTCGGTATAGGTCTTACCCGTTTAAGATATGAAGAGATAAGAGGCAGGAGTTATATCACTCTTTCTATTAACAAGGAATCTCCCGTCACTATAGAGGTAGATACCAGAAGCCATGTCATGACGGTGGTGAATCAGAATTCTGCCATAACTGATGAACTCGATTTACGTAGCAAGATAAAAGAAACATTTACTAAAAACAGCATAGTATATGAGTAAAGTATTTGTTGATCAAACCTGTCTTCGGATTATATTGACTACCAGTGTTAATATAACCGCTGCTAGAACCCTGCAGATACATTATCGCAAACCTGATGGTGAGTTAGGGGAATTGGATGCCTCTGTACAGGATTATGTGGATGGCACTATATACCATGATCTTGATTCGGATAGCACTTTACTTGATGAGAAAGGGGCATGGAAGTTTTGGGCTTATGTGGTATTCAGCGATGGACGGGCAGCTAGGGGTGAAACTGTAGGAGTAACAATTTGGGATAATGAAGAGTAACCAAACATTTTGGGGTAAATTAACATACGTTGAAAGGGTAGTAACTCTTGCAGGATCAACTATTGTATTGGCAGGATCACTGTGGGCTGGATTTACCATTATTGATAATAAGAATGATAAGTTAGATGCTACAGCTTCGCAGGTAGAGGTTATTCAGATGTTCCAGGAAGTAAAACATGAGATAAGGGCAGTACGACATTCTACTGACAGTTCAAACATTGTATTGTCTTCAAAGATAGATGGATTAAGTCAGGGTGTAAGTATTCTTGGTGGGGGATTGGTTACTCATATACGAAAGGACACCACTATTTCGGCCAATGAGAAACTTGATGCTATATTAAGGATAGTGCAGAATATCAACACTGAAATAAAAAAAAATTAATGTTCAGAAATTTACCACCAATGGATAGTATTGAATTTAACATTATACACGAAAGGATATGGCCGAAAGAAAAGAAATAAAGGTAAAAGACCCTGATTTTGTAAATCAGCTTTTGGATATAGGAATGTCCGAAAGGTCTATTCAGGATATGACTTTCACTCCTGGGGATCATCAATTCCTTGTTAAGTTAATGACTACAAGGGATGATGCTCTGCTAGCTGATGTGAAAAAAAGTTTGGAAGTGTCTCTTAAAGAGAATGATAATCAGATATGTAAAGATGTATCGGAGATTGTTATTGCTCAGAACAGGAAGATATCAGATGGTTTTATTGAGGTGATGAAAGCCGTGGAGGGGATAGCTAGTGATTTAAAGGATGTGAAATCGGATATATCAATTATGAAATCGGACATATCTAATATCAAGGACAGGCAGGAACGGTTGGAGGATAAACAGGAAACAGATGCTGACAGGATTGAGCGTATAGAGGCATGGATAAAAAACAGGAAGGATCTTGAGGAAAGGATAAAGGCCATTGAATTAAATACCGGTCATATACAGGACTGGACAAACCTTCCTGAAGTACTGGAGGCACGATTTAAACGTATTGAAGGGTACAAGCCTGCCTTTGAATTGATTAAAAAAAGAACATCTCCGATGAGGATGTTTTGGTGGACCCTTGGAGCTATATTAATAGGAGGAGCTTTATTGGCTTTCACGATTATACAGATCGTTAAGCATCTGCATGAAACAGGTAAATTAATAGGATTTATATCATGATGTACAAACCCCGACATTTCAGTTTAAAGGAACTTGTCTGTCCTCATGTATATAACAGGTTTGGTGAAACAGCATGGCAGTTCTTTGATGATAAGATGCTTATGACCATTGATTTACTAAGGGATCAGCTTGGAGCCATATATGTGAATAACTGGGATATTGACGGGTTGTTTACACAAAGAGGATTCCGCTGCCTGCAATGTGCTTTGGTGCAGGATGCTATAAAGGAAAGCAGGCTTTATGTTTCTCCTCACATGACCGGTCAGGGAGTGGATTTTGATGTGGAGAGTATGACTGCGGCAAAGGTTAGGTTATGGTTGGTGGGAAATCAGGTTAAGTTGCCATATCCTATAAGGCTTGAGAAGAATGTTAGTTGGGTGCATCTTGATTCAAGGGATGCAGGAAAAGGTAAGGTGTTTTTATTTAATAATTAGGAACAATGGAAAGAATGAGTAAACCCAATGGAGAACCTACTGAAAAGCGAATTGCAGATTTGCAAGTACTTAGTGCTGTAGTAGGAAGGATGATGCTTGCACAACAGATGGGATTACAATATAATGGAGCAAGAGACATATATCAGGCATTAGGGTATAAGGATCCGCTTGTCTACAATGATTACTATCAACGATATCTTAGGCAGGACATAGCAAAAGCTATCATTGACAGACCCGTCAAATCCACATGGCAAGGACCACTTCAGCTTATAGAGTCTACAAAAGCTGATGAGACGGAGTTTGAAAAGGCATGGATACAACTTAATAAAGAGTTGGGAATAAAGACTAAGTTCTCCCAGGTGGACAAGCTTACAGGTATTGGAAGATATGGACTGCTTTTGCTTGGTCTTGATGATGTAAGGACTACGGAAGATTTTATGAAACCAGTATCTTCAGGCAAGAGACAGCTATTATATCTGAGGGCATTTGGAGAAAATACTGCTATTCCTACCGGGATAGAGTTTGAAGACGATCCTAACAATATACGTTATGGACTTCCAAGGATATATACTCTTCAGATCGTTGATGTAGCGACTCAGAAGAATACTGTTGTAAGAGTGCATTATACAAGGGTAATACACATCCTTGATGATCCTTTAGAGTCTGAGGTCTTCGGTACTCCGAGGCTTGAGGCGGTATTTAACAGGCTTTATGACCTTGAGAAGATCATTGGTGGCGATGCTGAGATGTTCTGGAGAGGTGCAAGACCTGGATACTCAGGTAAACTTGATCCTGACTATACTATGACTGCTGCAGCAAAAGAGGCTCTTAAAGATCAGGTTGATGAGTATGAAAACGATTTACGCAGGATACTTATCAATGAGGGTATAGATCTCAAAGCTCTTGCACAACAGATAGCAGATCCTTCAAACCATGTGGATGTGGCAATACAGATGATATCTGCAGTAACAGGTATCCCTAAGAGGATATTGACAGGTAGTGAGAGAGGGGAACTTGCAAGTACCCAGGACACATCTGAGTGGAAGGAATATGTGCAGGCACGCAGGGAAGACCATGCAGAGCCTCATATAATCCGCTTATTCGTAAATAGGATGATAGAACTGAAGATTCTTCCCAAACCTTCAGAAGATTATACTGTAAGATGGTCAGAACTTTATTCCCAGAGTGAGAAATCGAAAGTGGAGATAGGCAAGGGCAGGGCAACAGCTTTGAGGGAATACACATCCAATCCTATAGCTATGGAGGTGATGCCACCTAAAGCATTCAATGAGTTTTGCATGGGATTCGATCCTGAGCAGGTGACACTCATTGAAGAGATGCGTAATGAGGCGATAACGGAAGAGGAACTTAACCAGGCCATAATAGATGCAGTAAATCCTCCTGAGCCTGTGGTAAAAGTAGGAAAGCCTGCAGGAGAGAAAGTGCCGTTTAAAAAAGGTGAGACAAAGATACCAGCATGACAGAGGTAGCTACATATACAGAGGTGCAGAAGAGGAATTATGATCCTACGCATACTACGGTACTACGTAACCTTTTCGTCAGGGATATGAACAGACGATTTGGTGAGTTGATAAATGTCGTAAAAAAATCTGTAGTTGTCAACGATTGCTTTGGTTTAAATAAAACACATATACTTACTTTGCAGATGAATCCTGCGGCAAAGGATTCTTTCGACTATGCAAGGAGCGACAAAAAGGTTACGGCATTCATGGAATGGTTAGATCAACAGGTTAAGGCAGGTATCATTACTGTTCAGGATATGGCTCAGATAGGCACTGGTGTAGAGGCTGTATGGACTAACAAGTATATTTTTGACTCATATCGCAGGGGTGTTGCAAGAGCAAGATATGAGATGATACAGGCAGGCATGAAGATCCCAACCATTGAGGAGACAGGAGGCATCATGGCAAGTATGAGTCTTCCTTTTCATATTGACAGGGTAGGACTTATGTTTACAAGAACATTTTCTGATCTTAAAGGTGTTACTGATGCTATGGAGTCGATAATGAGTAGGATCCTTGCTCAGGGGATGGCTGATGGAGATGGACCTATACTGTTGGCAAGAAAACTTGTTGCAGCAATCAATGGTGAGAAAATTGGAGAATTAGGACTTACAGATTCATTGGGTAGGTATATCTCTCCAAAACGAAGGGCAGAGATGATTGCCAGAACAGAAACGATCAGGGCACATCATCTTGCTACCATACAGGAATATCGGAATTGGGGATTGTTTGATATAATCGTTAAGGGTGAGTGGCATACAGCAGGTGATGACAGGGTATGTTCAAAATGCGATGCTCTTAACGGACAGATATTTACGCTTGATGAGATTGAACCTATGATACCGTTACATCCGATGTGCCGTTGTATGGCACTTCCGTATATAGAAGAGTTACAACAATATAAATAGGAGGACATAATTATGCCATGGAAAACTGACGAAGATGTTGCCAAACACAAAAAAGGGTTGAATCCAAAAAAATCTGCTCAGTGGAGGCGCATCGCAAATTCTGTTCTTAAAGCTGAGATGAAAAAGGGCAAGTCAGAAGAAGAGGCTGCCGCATCAGCTATAAGACAAGCTAACGGAGTGGTGAATGCTAACAGCAGTTACTCCATCTATAAGAACAAACCTACGATAGACTACGAGGTGAAACTTGCAGTCCATCAGGAGAAACCTCATCTCATCGTGCCTGTTGTGATGATAGTAGAGGGAGTACTTCATGGGAATCAAGGACCGCTACTGCATCTGGCTGATGAGTTTGGCAGAGTCCCTGATGCATGGAATGGCATCCCGGTAGTGATAGATCATCCTGAGAAAGATGGCAATGCAGTATCGGCAAACTCTCCTGAGATCATTGACAGCAGAACTGTTGGAAGGGTTTACAATACTGCACTCTCAGGTAACAAACTAAAGTCTGAGGTATGGCTTGATGAGGATAAGCTTAATGAGATATCCCCAGGAACTCTTGAAGAAATCAATGACCGCAAGGCTATTGAGGTTAGTGTTGGGGTATTTACTGATAACGAAGATGCAGATGGCACGTGGAACGGTAAGGATTATGTGCAGATAGCGCATAACCATCGTCCCGATCATCTTGCCATCCTTCCTAATGCGGTAGGGGCATGCAGTTGTGCTGATGGCTGTGGACTTGGAGCAAACGAAAATAATGATGATATGGAAGCAAATGTAATGGCAAAATTGCTTGTGTTGAAAGGCTTTGGTCTTACACGCATAAGCAAGTATGAAGATCCTGAAGACACTACTGAGGTAGAAGATGATGCCGATGAGGTAGGTTATAATGTATTGATGAATGCTATTTGCCAAACTCTCAACAATATGGGCAGTGAGGGTAAGTGGTTTTATCTTGAAGATTGTTATGATGATTATCTTATTTATTCCGAGAGTGGGATGAAGAACGATAACAAAATGTATAAGCAGGGTTACGAGTTCAAAAGTGGGAAAGTTGAGCTTACAGGAACTCCTGTGGAGGTCCACAAAAAAGTGGAGTATGTAGTCAATCGTGGTTTGACTAGAAATAAATTTAATATTAATTTAAAAAAGGAGGACAACATGGCAAATGAATGTGCCCCCTGCAAACAGAAAATCGAATCACTGATTGCAAACAGTCAGGGTAGATGGACTGAGACAGACAGGGAATTCCTTCAGACTTTGAAAGAAGACCAGCTCGACAAGCTCGTTCCTATAGAAAAAGTCGTAGAGAAGGTAATTGAAAAAGAGGTTCAGGTCAATGTTCTTTCTGATGAGGACAAAGCAGCACTTGCTACTTATAAAGCCGAGCAGAAAGCTAAACGTGATCTGATGGTTAAGGAGATTCAGGCTAACACTTCGGTGGAAACATGGCCTGATGAATTGCTCAATGCGATGAATGATGATGTTCTGAAAAGACTTCATGGATCAACTAAGAAGGTTGAAGTTGCGGATTATTCACTCAATGGTGCTGGCGTTCCTCTGAATGTCAATACTGGGATTGCTCCCATGCTTCCTACCGGACTCGAATTAGAAATAGCTAAATAAGGAGGAAAAGAAATGGCTAAGAACACGATTAAACTGAAAAAGTACCTCGATATTATCGAAGAGTACACAGCTTCAGGAGCTATTCTTCCGGGGAACTTGGTAGAGTTATCTGCAGCCAGTACTGTGCGTAAGCATGCTGGGGCAGGAAAAACTGCTGCTACATGGTTTGCCCTCGAAGATGAACTTCAGGGGAAGAGCATAGCTGATGCTTATGCTACTGGTGATAAAGTACAGGTATGGTGTGCCGTACCTGGTGAGGAAGTTTATGCAAGGCTTGCAGACGAAGAATCAGTTGCCGTAGGTGACTTTGTAGAGTCTAATGGTCTTGGACAGCTTCGTAAAGTGGCAAGGGCTGCTGAGAGTTGGGAATCTGCTGATTCACAATCTGCAAAATCTCTCTATGATAAGCATATCGTTGGTGTTGTGCTTGTCGCTCTGGATACTACATCGCTTTCTACCGATGAATCTGAGGCTCGTCCTACTGAGCAACTTGTCAAGATAAAGATTGTCTAACGCTAAAAACGAAAAAGAAATGGAATTAAATGTGGATTTGATTGCGAATGGACAAGCCTATGGCGATGTTGCTCATGCAATGCAGAACAATGGCAAACTGGACTTAGGGAGGATGCGTCCTTTCATGGCTCAGGATAAAAACGGTAATTGGGGAGCTTATATGACAGTGTACCGTGGCGGCAACCCTAAAGTTGCTACCAGTTGGAATACTGTTCCTATCAACACCAATGCTGGTACTCTCCGCAGGGATGAGTGGAAAGCTTTGGATGAGGCTATCATGGAAGTTTCACGTCAGAGACTTGGCGGTTGGGATGATGTAATATCGAGAGGTCTTACATACAATCTTAACAATGCACTTGGTACTACTGTACTGGAATGGCATGATGTCAGTGAAGGTCAGGAAGCTGTAATGACAATGGACGGTGTTACCAGGGGTAAGAATGACCGTATTGTTTATCAGCACAACTACCTGCCTATTCCGATAATTCATGTTGACTATGAGATAAACGCAAGAGCACTTGCTACATCCCGCAACATGGGTAACGGACTTGACACTACAATGGCTGAAAGAGCTGCCCGGAGAATCATGGAATGGAAAGAAGACTTATTGTTTACTGATACCACTTATGCTTACGGTGAAACTGATAGCAGAAGCAGGAACAAGATTTACAGTTATGTTAACTTCCCAGACAGGAATCAGGTTGCTTTGTCAGCCCATTGGGATGACATGGACTTTGATTCTGATGGTGCTACCGGAGGTGACAGGATTCTTGAGGACATTTCAAAGATGAAGGCTGCTTCTATAGCTGCTTATCACTATGGTCCTTGGATGCTGTACATTCCTACAGCTTATGAAACTCTTCTGGATAAGGATTATAACAGGACTACTCCTGGAACAACCATCCGTGAGAGGATCATGAAACTGAACGGTATTACTGGTATTAAGATTGTTGATAGACTGACTGCAAACAACGTGCTTCTGGTGCAGATGACATCTGATGTTATCCGTATCGTAAGAGGTATGGGTCTTACCAATGTTGAGTGGCAGACAGAAGGCAACATGATTACCAAATACAAGGTGATGACCATTGAAGTTCCTCAGATTCGCTCTGATCAGAACGGCAAGTGTGGTATAGTACATGCAACTTTGTAGTAATGAAAACACTAATCAAGTGTTAATTTTAAAACATAAATCATGGAAAGAACGAATGTAGAAAAGATTTGGTGGAAGAAGATAGGTGGAGGTACTTTGAACCTGCTTGGGAGTGTAATCAAACCTGGCGATAAGTTCAAGGCATATCCTTATCAGATTCCTAAGAGCTTCAGGGATGTCATCGTCCCTCTTGAATCAATAAAAGAAGGTGTTACACCCGTAGTAGAACCTGCTCCTATAGAGTATAAGGTTCAGCCGAGAGGGAAGAGCAAGACATTCTTTGACGTTGTCGATGGCAATGGAAAGGTTGTTAATGAGAAAGCTCTTTCGAAAGCCATTGCAGAGAAACTTATTGAAGACCTTGCAAAATGAGTTGGCGTGTTCCCCTGATGTGGGAGGGTGGAGATGTTTGGATTCTCGGAGGAGGTCCGTCCGTTACTCATCAGTTTGAGATACCGGATGACCTGGTTAAACAGGTCTTTGAAGGGACCTCCTCGCCAAATGTCTATTCTCCTTATATGTCTTTCCTTCACAAGAAACATGTCATCGGTATTAATGTGGCATATCTTATTGGTGACTGGATAGATATGGTATTCTTTGGGGATCATTCTTGGTTTGTTAAGCATGAGGTAAACCTTTCCAAGTTTAAGGGATTAAAGGTTTCTTGTTATCCTACGCATGAGAAATATCCTTGGGTCAAGAATATTGACAGAGATACGTCTCATCCAAAGGGTATAAGTAATAACCCTGCAACGGTCAGTTGGAACTGCAACAGCGGATCTGCTGCAATAAGTGTGGCAGCCAATGCAGGAGCAAAGAGGATATTTCTTCTTGGGTTCGATATGAAGATGAATGGCAATAATACTACTCACTGGCATGATTTGTACGGTAGGGGTATGGTAGTGGAGAAAAGCAGGTTGGTGAAGATGCAGAATACATTCAACAGGCATCTTACAGGATTTCCTGAGATAGCTAAGGATGCGAAGAGGAGAGGGATAGAGATCATCAATGTGAGTCCTGACAGTGTCATAGATGTGTTTCCAAAGGTTGCTTTAAAAGATCTGTTATGAATGTTATAAAGTTAATGGGAGGCATAGGCAACCAGTTTTTCCAATATGCATTTGGAAGGGCACAGAAAGAGAATGGTATCAGGGTGACATATGATCTTTCATGGATGGAGACAAGGACAAGCAAACATCCTGTTTATCCCAGACCTTACAGGTTAAATATGTTTAATACTGATGTCCCTGCAAATAGATTTAAAGATCAGCATACTATTGAAGAATATAAAGTAGGTTTTGATATGTCATTGTTAAAGAAAGATGGATTTAACTTTGTGGGATACTGGCAATATCTTGATTACTTTAAAGATATTCTTCCAATTCTTAAAGAAGAGTTTAAACTCAAAGATACAGTGAAGACTGCTGAATTTCATAAATATAGGGAGTTGATTGAGGGTTGTGAATCTGTAGCTGTACATGTACGCAGGGGAGATTACCTATTACATCGCAAAGGTCATTTTAATACTCTCCCATTCAAATATTATGTTGATATTGTCAGTAGGGTTAAAGGGTCTTTATTTATTTTCAGCGATGACATCCCCTGGTGCAAGGAGAGATTTACAAGAGATTATTTTGATAGGGATATAACATTCGTACAATCAGAAGATTATCTTGAGTTTGAATTGATGCGTTTATGTAAACATCAGCTTACAACAAACAGTACATTCAGTTGGTGGGCAGGACTATTGAATGATAATCCAGAAAAGATTGTTGTTTGTCCTGATCATTGGCTTGGAGAGGAAAATAGTGCCCATTTGCACTACCCAGAAGAATGGATTAAAGTGGATGATTATGTTGTTTACTGATCTTGATAAGTATATCACAACTCGTAAAGGGGCAATTCATATAGGAGCAAATGAAGGGCAGGAGAGACTATGGTATGCTCAGAACGGATTTGAAAATGTATTATGGTTTGAACCCAATACTAAAGTCTTTGAGATATTAAGAGAGAATATCAGCATGTATAAGCATCATCGTTATTATAACCTCGGAGTTCACGATACTTTGAAAACAGCTATGCTTAATATCTCAAGCAATAGAGGAGAAAGTTCCTCAATACTTGAATTAGGATTACATAAAAAATATTATGGAAAGGTTAAGTACATTGGGCAACAGGAAATTGAGTTAGTTAGGATGGATTATATCTTTGATGAATTGGAGAATATAAACTTGTATAATTTCCTGAATATTGATGTGCAGGGAGTGGAGCTTAATGTGATAAAAAGTTTTGGTAAATACCTGTCAAATATAGATTACATTTATACGGAAGTAAATACGGGTGAATTGTATGTAGGATGTTGCAAGTTATCGGAGATTGATGAGTATTTAAAACATCATGGATTTATAAGGCTGATGACAAAGATGACCAAGAGCGAATGGGGCGATGCATTTTATAAGAAGTATTGATGAAACATAACTTTAAACCATATCTTAATCCGGTGTTCATAGAGACAGGTTCTTATGTGGGAGAAGGCATTCAGGCTGCTTTGGATGCAGGATTTAAAAGGGTTATCTCTATAGAGCTTTCAGAATATTATCACACATTATGTAAGATACGGTTTCCAAAGGCAGAGGTCATCTTTGGTGATTCTACTGAGATGCTACCTAAAATACTTGAAAACATCAATGAGAAATGCACCTTTTGGCTCGATGGACATTGGTGTGGTGACATATCAGCATGCGGTCCTAATCCTGTGCCATTGATGGAGGAGTTGTTGGCAATAAAGAATCATCATATAAAAGACCATACTATTCTTATTGACGATATGAGGTTACTGCGTACACATGATGCAGAATGGAAAGATTTAAAATATGGAGTTGAGGATTTGGAGAAGGTTATAAGATCCATGAATCCAAAATATAATATAGTTTACGATAAGGGACTTGTTAAAAACGATATACTAATAGCAACAGTTTGAAAGCATATGTGATTAATCTTGACAGCAGACCTGATAGGTTGGAAAGGTTTAAAGGGAACAAGTTTCCCTTTGAGGTGGAGCGTTTTCCTGGGGTGGTTGCCTCATGTGGAGAGGATGGTTGCACTCAGTCACATCTGCAGATATTGTCAAGACAAAAAGAGTTCCCATTCATAGTTTTTGAAGATGACTGTACGATGTTGGAATCATGGGATGTAGTAGAGAATGCCATGAAACAACTACCGTCTTATTGGGATGCTTTATGGTTGGGTGCTACTTTGCGACAACCGTTAAGGAAATATTCAGAAAATTTATATGAGCTTAAAAGGGCATGGACTACTCATGCTATTATATATGGGTCCAGAAGGGTTGTTAACTTTATTACAAAGATGTGCCATATGCCATCTGGAAAAAATATTGATATATTTTATGCTAAACAGGTGCAGGAAAGATTTAACTGTTATATCACTAATCCATTAGTTGCAACACAGAGCAATGACTATTCTGATATATGTTTAAAGG